TTAGGAGGGCTAGAATATGTCAATAAGCGGATCATTTGGTGTTAATTACAAGAAAACTTGGGACGGCGTTACGATTCCTCTTCCTGCAAAGGTAAAGGACGTAGGTAGCTCGACTGAGGGCGAGTTCGTGTTTGTTCAAGCTGATGGCGCAATCGATCAGTATGCGTTCGTTAAGATTGAGGCAGACGGACAAGCCGCAATGCTTACAACCACAAATGCAGGTTCTCAGGCGCTACTTGTTGGTGTTGCTCAGATTGCAGCAGCAGACAACGAGTACCTCTGGGTCTGGATCGGTGGCGTAAACGGCGGTGGAGTTGGTAAGGGTATTAAGGGTAAGCTTGCAGCAAGTTATGTTGCTAAGAACAACCTTAACACGACAGCTACAGCCGGTGTTGCTGATGATGCTTCTACAACCAAGATCTCCTACGTTGTTGGTTTAGCCGCAACGACAGGAGCTGCAGCTGTAGAACTTGGTTCTATCGGGCACCTCAAGGTCAACTAGGCTCTCGGGGAGGCTTGTACAGCTCCCCTTTTTAAGGAGATTTAAATGGCTAGTACAACAACTTTGATGGGCCTTGGAATGCCAGCTGAGCTTGCTTCGGCAGTTACCGACGGGGTTAGCCCTGTAGTGGTAAATGCTACAGCAGCGGGTGTTCGCACCAAGATGGCTGTAAACAATGTTAACGACACCACTCCAACAGCAGCAGAGCTTACAACCTCGTTTGGAGCGCCAGCTACTGTAGGGACAGGTTTTGTCGGTATTGTGAAAGATAACGACGCCGATACTAACTGCTTTGTAGTTGTATCGAATGGAACGTCTTTCTTCTACTTAAAGTTTACTAAAGCTACATAAGCTTTCGGGGGGTTAAGAGCCCCCCTTTTTATAGGATTACTTCATGCCAGATTTTACACCGTCTAATCCTTCCGCACTCTTCTCAGCTCGAAGTGTTGCTGCGGTTACCCCATCGGACAGCACAGACCTTACTAACTGCCGAGCTCTCTGGGTTGGTGGTTCTGGAAACCTTGTGGTTAAGGGTATTGATAATAGCAGCGCTGTTACCATTGTTATTCCAACGGGTGGCGTACTTATACCGATATTTGCATCTCGGGTAATGGCGGCTACAACGGCAACCTCGATTGTGGCGTTTTACTAATGTATATCGGCATCCCACCATTAGGAGTTGTTAGGCGAGATTCTGGAGGCGCTTTTTCGCCTAATATTCTATCTAATCTTGCATTGTGGACGGATGCTTCAAATTCGTCGTCGCTTACAATTGATATTAACAATAATGTATCTCAATGGAATGACCTTTCTGGCAATGGTCGTCACATATCTCAAGCAACGACGACAAAGCGTCCTGCATATGTAGCGTCTGCGCTAAATAGCAAACCCGGCCTTACCTTTGATGGTGTTGATGATATATTGGTAAATACATCAGCTACCGGTGTAGCTAATTGTTCTATTTTTTCAGTGCTTAAAGTTAATTCTGCAAGCACTACAAACGATCAATTATTTATAAACATTGGCGGATTTGCCGCGAACGGTAAATTGCGATCAATGATTCAACCATCTAGTTTAACGTTCACATTTGGTGTGTATTTCGGGGGATATTCAGCAACAGCATTTAACATGGACCCAACAGGGGCATTTCATGCTTTTGGAATAGTGCAAAGCGGCACCAATGTAACAATGATGCGGGATAGCTCTTCACAGAATGGAACTTGTTCTATCACACCGTTAACTACAACAGATAATAATTGGAGCATTGGAGGTTACAACAATAACTTTTATGGTTCTGCGACGATTTGCGAAGTTATTATCTATTCCAAAGCATTGAGCGCATCAGAAAGTTCAAGCATTAAATCATATTTGAAAGCTAAATGGGGGACTCCGTAATGAGCAGACTGATTGTTCATATAGCTGTTCCCGACTCTAAACGAGAAATTGCTGCAACTATGACGGGTTTGTCGGGGTTGCCTGAAGAATTTAGTGTCGCATTAGATACTATCCCCAATGGCCTTAGTGACCTATGGGATGAGCAGGCTGGTTATTCGCGTCCTGGTAAGTATTGGGGCGCTAGTCAGGCATTGGCCGAGGAAGTTTGTATTGCCATGCAGAGTAGCGCTCCGGCATCTGAAGCTGATGCTTGGTATTGCGCGGTGGTAGAAGGGACGGGGCAAGTGTTTCAGACAAATGTTCCTGAGCTTACCGACGGTTCGTGGCAAGCTTTTTTAACAGCGACAGGCTTGAAGCTAAAAATTATCGACGTAGGCATATTCGGATAAATCGGATAAAAGTAAGTGAGACGGAGCAAATAGCTCCTGCACTAAACGGATAGGAATATGGCACAAGTAGACTGGCAAACAGTAATGAATCCAGAGCTAGCGTCCCGTAAGAAGCGGTTTCAGGGAGCTAATGTTAAGTTCTTTAATGCCTACAACGAGAACAGAGAGAAGAGCCTAAAAGAGGGCCGTCCCGTATTTGACGAAATTCCAAGCATCTCAATCCAGTGGCCTGGCATGGATGAGACTGTGAGACGCATTGAGCCACAAGACATCGAGGAGTATCCAGACCTCTATGCGCGTTTTAAATCGAGCAGCGAGCCAGTAACTGAAGGTCTACCGTTGTCAGAGTGGCCTCCGATGACTGGTTCTGCAATGAGAGAGCTGCAGTACCTTGGCTTTAAGACGGTAGAGCAACTAGCTAACGCTAACGACGATGTTAAGCGACGGCTTGGGCCTTTGTCTAAGTTTGTAAAGCTTGCTCAAGACTGGATTGAGGCAGCTAAGTCCGACCAGAGTGAGATTGTACGCCTTCGCCAACTCCTTGAGCGCGAGGAAGCCCAGCGTAAGCTCCTACAAGAGCGGCTAGAGCTTTTTATGCAGCGGGTTGAGGCTAACGAAGGGACAGACCTCAGAGGCGCTAGGCGGGCAATAGAGGCCGATTTAGAGCCATTGGAAGAGGACGTAGCAGTAGAGCAACCAAGACCAAGAGGTAGACCAAGGAAGGTATGACATTAGCCACGGTTGTTCAGAATGTTGCTAATGAGGCGGGGTATACTGTTGATACCAACATTATAACCTCGACCGAGACAACTACTAAGCAGTTGTTAGCTATTGCGCAGCGAGTGAACAGGCACATGTTTGATGCCTATCCGTGGCCTAAATGTTTTGCTTCAGGTTCTATAACGCTGGTTGGGGGTCAGGCAACTTACCCTCTCCCAGCGGCGTTTTCCTACTCGATGTATGAGACGTTCTGGAATAGTTCTACCCGGTGGCGCGTGCTTGGTCCACTGTCTGAGCAGGAGTACGCTGAGTGGAGAGGCTTTGGGTTAAATACCGCCATTTATCAGCGGTTCCAGATACGAGGTATCTCTAATAACGAGCTGCTTATTGTTCCTACGCCTGGGGCAACCAATAACGGAAACATCATCATATTTGAATATATTGCCGACCGCTCGGTTAGACCTAAAACGTGGGTTACCAGCACTTCTTTTGCTGCCAATAGCTACTGCTTTTACAACGGAAACTACTATCAAACTACAGCTGGCGGGACGACCGGCGCTACTCCTCCTACGCATACAAGCGGATCGGTATCTGATGGCGGGGTTACCTGGGCTTACTACAGTGGCCCGTACAATCAGTTCTTAGCCGATACCGACACGACCATATTTGACGAGAAAACTTTAGAGCAAGGCATGCTTGAGCGCTTTGCTCAGATACATGGCCTTGAGGGTGTAAGACCACAGTTTGAGCAGCAGCTCAACGAGGACTTTAGCCGTCAGAATATCGGGAAGGTTGTTTACGCCGGTGGTGGCGACAGGCCGGATATGTTTGCGCGAAGCGGCGTAGCTGTATTTGGAACGTGGATTTAACTATGGCGATGCAAGAACCTCAGATTACACAGACCGATCCTAAGGCGTACTACTACTGGCTTCAAAGTCAGGGCATGAACGCTTATCAGGCTAGTGAGCTGGTAAAGCAGCGGTTTCCGCCTCCTGAGCAAAAGACCCCGGAACAGCAACAACGTGAGGCTGGTAGATCTTCCCAAAACGCAGCTTTAGCACAAACTGCTGGTATGGTCGGTGGTATTGTCGCGGGACGATACGTTTACAACAATGTAAGCGGCTGGATTGACCAAGCGACGGGTGCAAAGGTAAGTGGGGACGTTGTTCAGCAAGCTGCACAACAGACTGGCCAAGGCGCTGCTACTACAACAGCTGGTGCTAGCGGCGCGGAAGGCGCTTCTGCACAGGCTGTTACGGAAGTTGGAACTACTACTATGCCGGATGGAACGCCGGGCAAGCTAATGTCAGATGGCGGTAAGGTTGGAGAGAACGGCAAAATTGTAAATCCAGATGGCAGTTCTGGGGGATCTATTAGTGGCCAAGCGCTTGCAGGATTGCAGATAGCAGGTGGAGCTGCACAAGCCTACAATGGCTACAGACAATATCAAAGCGGAGAGAAGATTGGCGGCGCTGCCAATATGGCAGGTGGTGCATACAATGCCGCTGCTGGAGCTCAAGCTTTGTACGGTGGGGGTACAGCAGGGTCATTAGCACAATATGCTCCTGCCGTTGGTACCGCTGTAGCTGCTGCGCAAGTCGGGCAACAGATGGTAAATGACAAAGGCGCAAGTGAGGATAGGGCCGCAAAGTCTCAGGCAGAAGCGCAGAAGGCCGCACTGCTTTGGATACCTGGCTACGGTTGGGTAGCTTATGCCGCTTTGGCTGGATTGGATGCTGTCAGTGGTGGCAAGGCTACTGAAGGGCTAATGAAATTCAACAAGGCAAACAACAAGCTAACTGATAGAATCGATTTTGGCCTTGGAAAGAGCATCCGAAGCAAGTTGTTCCATCAGTCAACTAAAGGCGTGCAGGAGATGCACACCGGGCAGCTAATGCAGCAATCTGACGATCCCCAGTGGCAGGGTTATGTTGCGGGGATGCGGGCACAAGTAAAGGATGGGCCAAAGGATAAGAGCAAACCATTCGCTGGCGGCAAGTACGCTTCTTGGGGCGAGTATAAGAAAGCAGGTTTGCAGGCCGACGATCTGACAGGTGTATACGGCAACATCGATGCTTTTAAGCCTGATTATGCAGAAAAAGCTGGCATGCCTAACTGGTCAAACCTTAACTTTGAGCAGCAGAAAGCCGTTACGCAGCGCTTGATTGACGAGGATATGTACTCCTCGAAAAAGGGTGAGGTTGTCATTGCCGATAAGGAGAAGGCACGCCGAATATACGAGGAAATGGCAAAAACAAACTTTGGCGTTCCTCAAGGTGCCTCGCCCATGGCAGGTCCCCAAGCGCCACAAGTATCGCGTGCTCAAGCAGGGCAGGTAGCTCGGGTATCTCCGGGCATGTACGTTAACGATAAAGGCAAGGTTACTGCAGCCAAATCAATGCGAGAAAGTTTGGAGCAGAATTACGGGAAGAGTAAGACAAAGAGCAGGAGAAAGTAACTATGGCACAGCGAAAAACAGCTATGGGAACGGAGCCAAAAAAGCGACCACCTACAGGCGGCGGCTTGAAGGCACCTCCAAACACGCCAACGCGCAGACTTTCTCCGGGCGTTTACCGTTCTGCTGGGGGTGGTTTGGTGGGCCAGCGTGGTAGGCCATTACCGCAAGGTCCGATGGGTCAGCGTACTGCCGATTCGTTGAATCAGCAGTACCAGCCAGCTCCGCAACCGCAGCAACCACAGCAACTGCAGCAGCCGTTACCCTCTGGCATGGCACCACTTCCCCCTAATTTTAACCCACAAGCGCTAGCTGATGGCATGCAGCAAGATGCTTTTAGGCCGCAAGCTCCGCTGCCTATGGGACCAAACTTTAATCCCAATATGATTATGCAAAACAAACAAATCATGCCGCCACAGGGCGATATGCTTGGTTTCCGCGCGGAGTCTCCGCAGCAGAGCCAGCAGCCTTACTATCAAAAGGCTATCATGCCTCCACAGGACCAGGCGGTTCGTCAGAATATGATGATGCCTAGGTATGGACAGCAATATACGCCGGACCAGATGCAGGCTAGGTTTCAAGCTATGACCGCAGCTAGAAGAGGTCAGGGAGGTTATTAGTGGCGTTTCAAGGCACGACAATGCCGCCCCCATCGGGTGGTCTAGATCTGGTGACACCGATTGA